AATGGGAAGTGTAGAGACTGCAGACACAAATCCAGCAAGAGGATCACTTCCTCCACCACCAGATTCTTTAGGTTCAGAAACAACACCACCTTGAGGTTTATAATTACCATCATAGATTGAATAGTTAAATCTCTTTTGTAAATCTGCAATTGCTTCCTTCAAATCTAAATCTGGTTCCTTTTTCTTCATCATATCTCCTACTTTACCCATACCTTTACCAATAAACTTACCTATACCCTTTGCTAACATTACTGCTGGATGTTTTTCTGCAACTGACATTAATGCACCACCAATTCCACCCATTCCTGGTGGTTGACCAGTAACTAAAGGTTCAATACGTTTTGCTAACTTACCTGTTTCTTTATTAAGTTCAGGAGCCTGTTTCTTTTTATCTTCTACTTTAACTTCTTCTGGAGGTTTAACTTCTCCACCACCAGAATACCCACGAACCATAGGAGTTTGAGGCATTACAGGCCCACCACCCTTCATAGGTTTAATAGAATCAATACCTTCTTCTGGTTTATTTGTTCCACCAGCAGCAGCATTCATACCTTCTAATGTCTGAACACCATACTTTTCTACAGCACCCTTGGACATAACAAACTCACCAGGAGTTAGCATTGCAGGAACTGTATCTTTATCTCCTTTACCTGGAACCTCACCACCCTTATTCATTTCAACTCCCTCTTCTCGTGGAGTAGGCATACTCAAGAATTTACCAGTGTCAATTTCAGCTCCTTCACCTACGGTTAGGTCTTCACTTATGTCTTTCTTATCTTCCTTATTCGCAAGTTTTTCAGCCTTATCAGCCTCTTTCTGACCTTTCGCTGCTTCCTTATTAACATCCTTCGTAAATCCAAACAAAGACTTTATTGAATTTACAATCTTTGGAATAAACCCAACCACCAATGCAGTTATTCCTATAATAATTCCCCCTGGCCCTAACATCGACCCCGCAAATAATAATATACCAGTTAGTAATGCAGGCCACCAATCCTTAATGAATCTAAAAAGACTAGAAACTTTCTTTGCATTAGCAGGATCACTAAACCAATTCATAAACATCATTATTGCCTTGGCAGCAAAGAATTTAATAAACCATTCCTTAATACTATCAAAAGCATTTTTAACAGGTGCAAGCATTTTTTCACCTGTCTTCTTAAGACCTTCACCTATACCACCACCCTCTCTACTAGTCTCTTTAGCATCTCTCTTATCTTGTTCAGCATCTATATCAATATCATCTTGTTGACCTTTATCCAATTCCTGCTGGTCTATTAATGCCTGATGAATAGACGTAACCGAATCAGTAATACTCTGTATACTTTCATTCAATGGACTATTAACAGGTTCTAAACCTTTAAGTTTTTCTCCTACATTTGTCTTTTGTGCCTTTAATATATTTTTTAACAGTGTAATCTTCGTTGAATTATTCTCTACTCGTTTTTCTATACCAAGAAGTCTTGCTTCAGCTTTCTTTGCTGCTTTTCTATCTGCTATCGCTTTATCTTTTGCATCTATCTCTGCCTTTATCTGTTCATAAGATTTAGAATCTGATCTTCTCTTTCTTGTATGTTTTAATTTACCACCACTCTTCTCTACTTCTCTATCTGCTTTTAAATCTTTTATTGCGTTTGTTAGTTGCTGTATTCTAGGATCTTTTGAGTTTTTTATTTTAAGTGAATTAAGACTTTCTTTTAACGCACGAAGTTGACCCGTGTAAGATTCAAGATCAACGGGTTGATATCCAAAATCATTAATAAGCACTTGCTTAATTTCTTTTAGATTTGGTTTAGGCATGCTTACGTGATTGTTGTTCTTGTTTTAATCTTTCCTCTTCAAGATGCTGTTGAAGAAGAGCAACATATATGTCTCGTTCCCAAGGAATAAGATTTTCAATCTCTGTTAGGCTATATTTATGGTACTGCATGAGAGAAAAATTTAATTTAAAATAATTCTCCAGATCCATATGGATCATACCTATGCGAAAAAAGACGCTAAACCCTCCAATACTACTTCACTTTCAACTTGAGTATTAGGATTAATTACCTTAATAGTATGAGATAATTTTGGCATTGTCTCAAAGAACTTTTCAATCTCTTTAAACTGTGAAGAATTCATAGACTCAAGGAACTCACTCATTTCTTTCTTTGTACAATCTTCTGTTGCCCAAACTTCTTCTTCATTATAAATTTTATCAATACACTGGGCAATCAAATCAAATGATTGTTCCATCTGATTTTGCTCTTGCATATCAAAGTTACTCTTAATAAATTCATCCAAAGATGGATACTTCATTTCCATAATAAGATTTGAATCAAGTTGAATCTTATTTGTATGATCTGGATTCTTATGACATTTAATATCATCTAAATTGATATTAACTTTCACTTCTGTTTCCTTATCATCAGGACAAATAATATTAACATCAAGATCTTCTCCTACAGATTTACCTCTGATATTAAGGAACAGATATTCAATATCAAATGTAGGAAGTGCTTCAACTTTAACACCTCTTGTTTTAATACATGCTTTAATGACCGCTTTAATAGCAGTTGTAATTTGTTTTGTATCTTCGCTTTCTAATGCGATTACAAGAAGTTTCTCTTCTTTAACTAGGAATGGTCTGTACTGAACAGTTTTTCCTGATGATGGCAACTCCAATTCATAAGTTGGCGTAGCAATTTTTGGTAAAGGCATAACAAATATAATATTATGTGTGTTTTATTTAGGCAGTTCCAGAAAGACTTCCAGCAAGATCATTCAGACCTAGTTGATTACCAGATTTCATAGCAGGAAATTTAGGTATGCCACCTATAGAGAATCCATTAGCAACATTATTATAATTTGCTTGTGCAGTTGGATTTATAAATGATGCTAAAGAAGTACTTTTGTCAATATAATATCTACTATATGCAAATGATACATTACATTTTAATAAATCAGAAGAATCATATGTCACTGGCATAGAGGAAATTGATAGTGGAAATGCATTAACAAACTTATATGTAAGTGGTTTTACTGCCTTCTTTGATTTTATATTCTTTTCAAATTTAGTAACTTCTAAAGGGCCTTTATACTTACTTGGGAACTTCATCCTATAAAAATAATTTTCTTTTTCAATATCTTCACCTGTATTTGTAATATAATTCATCCATGCTTCAAAAAATCTGATGGGTAGATACTGTTCTGCATCACAGTAAAAATTTAAATCAATACGATCATCAAACTGTCTTCTATATACATGTCGTTCAGTAACACCTGGAAAATCATTCAGTATTTCAGTAGTTGCTAATTGAGAACCTGGAAGTGATGCCTCGCAACAAGAGAGATTTAACTTCTCTCTATTAATACCATATTCACCACCTACATCTGCCAAAAATTTAGAGAAACCATCGTCATTAAAAGGAGGTGCAATAGTAACTTGGTAATGTGAAGTGAGTGCAGGATTTAATATGAGCGATTTAATACTACTTACATTTTTAATAGTAGGAGCAACAGATGCCATTTGATAAATACTTTTTGACCTTATATATTATGTATGCAAGTTAATGGCAGAAAGTATTAAAAGTCGGTACAAACCAGTAAATCCGAAAAAATATCAAGGCAATCCCAACAATATTATATGTAGAAGTAGTTGGGAAAGAAAATTCTGTCAGTGGGCTGATAAAAAAGAGAGTGTAATCTCTTGGGCATCAGAGGAAATTAATATACCATATGTTTCACCAAAAGATAATCGTGTTCATAGATACTACCCAGACTTTCTAATCAAAGTAAAAGAAAGTAGTAGTAAAATTAAAACATATGTAGTTGAAGTAAAACCAAAGAAGCAAACTCTTCCACCAAAGAAAAAAAAGAGAATAACTAAATCATATATCTACGAGTGTCAAACCTATGCCATTAATCAAGCAAAGTGGAAAGCAGCATCTGAATTCTGTAAAGATAACCGTATTGAATTTAAAATTATCACAGAAGACGAACTAGGTATCAAGTAATGACAGATAGTTTTGGTTTCAGTGACAGAGATCCTGCACAATATGCAAACCGAATAGAACCAATAAGAGAAGAATTAAATTCAACAAATGATCCAGAAGATCTAATGTTGATAATCATGGATGCTATCAATGATACTGTGACACCTATTCCAGAGGTAGGAAAGTTTTATACCTTTGTATATAATGCCAAGACTCCTAAAAAACGATACGATCAGCACCCTTTAATTGCCTGTACTGCATTAGAGAAGTGGGGATTCAAAGGTATAAACTATCATTGGAATGCTAGTAGAAATTACACTTGGAATGAACTTGCAGGTCAACTTTATATCGTTGAATGGAATGAACTAGATGACCTTCTTGCAGTCCCTTATGCAAAATACATACTAAATAGATAAAAGTATAATATAAATGGCATCAGCAACCGCCACAAGTAAAATAGCCCCTGTAGTAATAGGAAGTGGAAGAGGTAAATCCACAACATATATTGCTACGAAAGTTTCAGGGCCTGATACGAATGGTGATTTTACTTCAGAGATAGTGCAATATGATAACGCTTCTGGTGGTGGTGCAAAGACTATTGGAAATAGAGATGCTGATGGTAATATAACTTGGAATAGTGATGCATCTAATAAAATAAAATTAAATCAAAATAAATTTAAAAAAGCATCTAATAATCAAATAGGTTCTGTACAAGATGAACTTACTACAAATGCTGTAGATAAACAAGGATTGAATGCAGCTGCTGGTAAATCAAACCAAGATAATACAGACGGAAATACTGATAGTAGTCAATCAAAACCAACTCCTACACCAAGAGATGAAGGCGGTGGATTGAGTGGTAACGATAAAGGAAGTACGATTCCAAGAAATAGTTACAGTAAAACTCTTTGTTATCCAGTTGCTATGAGAAAAGGTTTACAAGATAATTTAAAAATAGATGTTGTAAAATTTAACCCTAAAGTAATAAAGGGTGGTGTATCACAGGATAGAGAGTTTCCGAAAGGATCAACCATAGGTTCTGTCATATTACCAGTTCCAACTTCTGTTCAAGATGGTAACCAAACTAGTTGGGGAAGTGGAACTATGACTCCAGTAGATATGGCAAAAGCAAATGTTGTTAAGTCATTGCTAGGTGATGAAGGTGGTAGTAAAGCTGGTCAGGAGATTGAAAATGTAATGAACCAGGCACAGACTGAACCTATGATGAATGAAGGACTAAAAAGTTATTTTACTGAACAATTAACTGGTACTACCGATTTACTTTCAAGAACAACTGGATCAGTATTGAATCCTAATATGGAATTACTTTTTAAAGGCCCTGCTTTAAGGTCATTTACTTTCTCATGGAAGATGAGTCCAAGAGATCAAAAAGAAAGTATTGAGATTGCAAAAATCATTAGAATGTTTAAACAATCTATGGCACCACAAAAAACTGACGCTGGTTTATTTTTAAAAGCACCTAGCATATATAAACTAACATTTAATCAAGGAACTGGAAGGCATAAATTTCTACCAAGAATGAAAGAGTGTGCTTTAAATAACTGTGCTGTTAACTATACTCCTGATGGTAGTTACATGACATATGATAATTCTGCAATGGTTGCTTTAGAAATGTCACTATCATTCCAAGAAATGGAACCAATTTATAATAATGATATGAGTCATAGTGATGATAGTATAGGTTATTAAAATGGCAAGAAATTATTTCTCACAACTACCAGATTTTGAGTACGTTAATCGTACTGAAGATGGAAAACGTATATCAGATTATACTCAAGTCAAGAATCTTTTTAAGAGAGGAAAACTTAGAGAAGATATCTTCCAAGAAACAACATTCTTTGAACAGTATCAGATACAAGGTGATGATCGTCCAGATAATGTTGCACAAAAAGTTTATGGTGATGCTTCTTTAGATTGGGTAGTACTTTTATCTAATAATATTATCAACCTCTATGAAGAATGGCCTCTACCTCAAGCATCATTTGATGCATATCTATTAGAAAAATATAATAATGACTATGATACTTTATATAATGGAGTACATCACTACGAATCTAATGAAGTTGTAAACAGTCAAGGTGTTGTAATATTTCCTAAAGGTGTACGAGTTGGGGCAGCACAAAGTGTGAGTTACTTTGATGAAGTAAATAATGAACAAGTAACTGTCAATCCTGTATCAAAAGGGATTACTAATTATGATTATGAAAGAGACTTTAATGACAGTAAAAGAAATATATTTTTACTTAAAGGAATTTATCTGAATATAGTTTACGATGATATAGAAAAAATGATGAGATATAAAAAAGGATCTACTCAATATGTGAGTAAATCCTTAAAACGTGCTGAAAATATAAGACTATTTGATTAACTTTCTGCTAATGCTTGAAAGTATTTGTAAGCATCGTCTTCATCTGCACTAGATGATGCTGGAGGAGCAGCAGCGACGGCTTCCTCTGCCTTACGAGTTTTAAAATCAGGTTTGTAAAGACCTTCACTCTCGTCCTCAAGATCCTCATCTAAATGACGTGGAGCAGGACGACCTTGACCTAGAACATACTTCAATCTCTTTTCAAGAACATCATAAGATTTAAACTGGTCAGCAGCAGTGACAGCATTAAGTGAATACTGTTTCTTCCACAATGCTTCTAGTGCATCGTCATCTTCAAGTAGAGGTGATGGAGCATCGAACTCTGACTTGTCATAGTTCCAGTAACCATCCTTCTTGACGATCTTCAACTTGAAGTTTGCACCTTGCCAGAAGTCAAAAGGATTGATTGGAGTTTCATCCTCAAACTCTGGTTGCATTGCTTCCATAACCTTATCAAAAATTTTCTTACCATATTTGAATAAGAAA